GACGTATTATGTCTTTAGACAGTTCATACTTCCATGGAGATTGTGATTCCAAACAAAATGTAAAAGACTATTATGAACATGGTATGCAAACAAGTCAAGGCGATGACGATATTAGAAGGAAGTTAGAATTCTCTAATGTAGTTAATTTTGAATATATGGAACAAAAGTGGGGACCTTGGTGGAGAACATGCTGGCCATGGGATGGTGGGCCTTTTGATAATAAAGATTTACCTCTTTCTCATACTACATACGATTTACAATTTGTAAGAAAAAAGAATACGGGGTTTTAGATGACAGTAAAAATGCAAGAACTATGTACGACATCAATCGTGAGAGATGCAATAGAAGCGACAGCAGAAGAAGCTAAAATAACACCATTAATTATTGAATCTGAATTTACTGGTGGATTAGGGTTAATGAACCCTACTATACTAAAAGATGGAGATGATTGGATATGTAATGTTAGAAATGTGTCATACACTTTACATCATTGCGACCCACCTAATCCAAGTGGTAGTGAACAAGATGGTAGGTTTCAAACTCCATGGGGACCTTTAAACTATGTTAGACCTGACAACGACCCATACTTAAGAACCTATAATTATCTAGGTTATCTTAACTCTGGTAAAGGTATTGAAAAATATAATATGATTGATACACGTAAATTTCCTAAGATGCCAAACTGGGATTTTGTAGGTCATGAAGATGGTAGATTAATGAAATGGGATGACAAGCTTTGGTTTGCTGGAGTAAGAAGACATGCTCCTGATGGTAAAGGAAGAATGCAAATGTCACGCATTAATTTATCTGATACAGGAGCCATTGAAGAAGAAAGACATATAATAGAAGTAGAAGACAGTTCATCCTACTGTGAAAAGAACTGGATGCCTATTTTAGATATGCCTTATCATTTTGTTAAGTGGTTAAATCCTTTGGAGATTGTTAAAGTTGACCTTAAAAATAAAATAGCTAAACAAGTAAAGTTAGGAGATACACTACCATTTGATAATTTAGATTTAAGAGGGGGCTCACAAGTAGTACCATACAATGGTTATAGAATAGCTATCACTCATGAAGTAGATGGTTGGCAGACAGAGAAAGGAGACCGTGAAGGACACTACAACCATAGGTTAGTAATATGGGACAAAGATTGGAATATAATTTCAGTAACTAAACCATGGAAGTTTATGCATGGTAAGATAGAGTTTTGTTGTGGACTAGCAGTAGACGAAGATGTATTACATATAACTTTTGGTTTTCAAGACAACTCAGCCTATCTATTTAGAGTACCTTTTGAATTTATGAATAAATTACCTAAGGAGGAAGCATATGAGTAAAGCAATTAAACCTACATATGAAGAGTTACAACAACGCGTTAAAGATTTAGAATTAGAATTAGATGGTAGACCGGAACTTACTTTTCACCCTACACCACGCGTAAATTCTTTAAGAGATTATATAGATGACCCTACACCAACTAATATGTTTAAATGTGGTCATGAGTATGAGGAGAAAAAACAAACAGCATCAGCTATAGGATTTTACCATCAATGCGCAGAAAGAGCTATTGATGATGATTTATTAGCATATGAAGCTTTGTTAAGAATGGCATTATGTTATGAAAAACAAGGAGGTAGAAAGGCACATGAAAAGATAGCACTATCACATGCTATATCTTTAATACCTAACAGACCTGAAGCTTATTTACTTTTAAGTCAAGTTTATGAAAGGCAAGGTAATGAAGATAACCATGAAAGATGGTTCGACTCTTATCTCTTTGCTTGTATGGGTGAAAGTAATGATTATAATTTAGCAACTAAAATTCCTAATCTACAACCCCTACAAACAGATGTAGGATACTATGGTATTCATAGCTGTACATTCCAAAGGGCAGTTTCTGCATGGTGGGTAGGAAAATGTGATGAAGCACGTGAACTCTTTACAGAACTCAATAAAAGAGAAGATTTTCCAAATGACATAAAGACAAGTATATTAAATAATATAACTAAGTTAAAACAAAATGTAGGAAGACAACAAGAATGAAATTAATAGATAATAAATTTTACATCCCTGACAATATGGAACAATATTTAGGTGTAGACAACACACTGCCTGAAAATTTAGTTATTGAATGGTGTAAAGATAATATAGATAGTTCAAAAGTCTTTGTAGACATAGGAGCCCACATAGGAACCTACACATGGTCTGTAGCTCCTTACTGTAAAGAGGTAATTGCTTTTGAACCAACGAAACATAATTATAATATTTTGTGTGGTAACATAGCTTTGGCTGGGTTATCTAACAAAGTAACTACATATAATCTTCCATTATCCTATCAAGAGAAAGAATGTGTCTTTTATGAAAGAGATGAAGATGGAGGAACTAATGGACTCGATACTCCTTATTTAAAAGAGAGTTACGATTCTTATACAATTACAACTAAAACACTTGATAGTTTTGTAATAGAAAATATAGGACTTATCAAGATAGACGTAGAAGGACATGAGTATGAAGTATTACAAGGAGCTAAAAGAACTATTATACAGAATGGTTATCCACCAATACTATTTGAGTGTTGGGACATACCAGAGTTAAAAGAAAAGCTTTTTATATACCTACAAGATATGGGATACAGTGTTTCCAATGCGTCATCACAAGAAATGTATATTGCATACAAGGAGAAAGAATGAAAGACGAATTCTATGAAAAAGAATACGATTCTGAGGGTCGTAAGCTGCCTAAACAAATTATGGCAGCAGAAGTGAGAACTCCATCTATAGTGGTTGTAGACCATTTCTACAATGACCCTGATGAAGTGAGAAATTGGGCTATTGGAGAAGGTCATTTCCAAGAACCCGGCACACATGGTGCTGTAGGTTATAGATGTGAAGAAGACCGCAAATTTTTTACTAACGCTAAAGAATGTATTGAAAGTGTTATGAATGGTAAAGTTGAGGAAGGTACACAGGAAGGAGGTTGGGAATACCCTACCAATGGTTGTTTTCAATGGTGTCCAGCAGGAACACCTATAGCTTACCATTGTGATTCTCAACAATATGCAGGTGTGTTATTTTTAACACCAGATGCACCTACAAATACAGGAACTTCACTGTATAAACACAAAGCAACAGGTATAGACTGGATGCCACAATCAGACGAAGACTGTTATAAATATTTTAGTTGTTCTTGGCAAACTCTACATGATGCAATCTTTGGTAAATATAGAGGGGAACAAGGAACACCAGACTCTAACCCACCTAATAACCCAAAGAAATTATTAAGGACGCATGAGTCTAATTATTTAGATGGTACACAATTTGAAAAGACAGACGAAGTAGCTAATATCTACAATAGATTAGTTATTTTTGATGCTAGAAAAATACACGCAGCTAGTGGTTATTTTGGTGATAATATCCATGATAGTAGACTATTTCAATTATTCTTCTTTAATTTGAAAAAAGAAGAGGATGAACTATGAGTGAAACAAAATGGACTGCAAGTCACATGAGGTTGAGCCCAAGTAAAATAAATACTTACATGAAATGTCCAAGAGAATTCTATTACAAGTATATAGCTAAGATGCCTGAGAAGAAAACAATTCATTTGTTTCGTGGAACTTTAGTACATCAGGTATTAGAAGACTTATTTAAGAAACAATTTAAATCCTTATCTCAGTGGGAGAAAGGAGTTCCTAAAGCTTGGGTACAAGAACAGTTCGAAACTGGTTGGGAAGAAAAAATAGCTAAACACAAGTGGTTGTGGGAAGTACACACATCAGAAGAGATGGATGCTATGTATACTGAGACAGAAGCTCTTTTACAAAACTTTGTTGATTCAGTTGATAAAAAGTTAACAGAAATGGTTAAATGGAAAATATTTAAAAACAAATATCAAGCTTGGAATTCTGTAGCACCTAAGTATGCTGAGAAGTGGGTTAAGTCTACTGAGTATGCTATAGTAGGAGTTATAGATGTAGTCTGTAATGATTTCGATGGTGGTACTACATTATTAGATTATAAGACATCAAAACGTTATGGGCCCTATTTACCAGAGGAATATTATCGCCAGTTGATTATCTATGCATTTTTGTATACATTAGAGATGGGTGAGATGCCTAATTTTGTAGGCGTTAATTATCTACGCTTTGATGATACATTTTTTGTGAAGGTAGGACAGAGCGAGCTTGATGAAGCCCGTGACTTAATTAAGTTTGTTCATGATTGTATAAAAGAGCGTGAAGAGTACGAAGATAGATACGAACAGAAACCACAGAACTTATGTAAGTGGTGCTCCTTCTATAAAGGTAACGGCGGCCCTTGCGATGTTGAAGTCCCAAAGTGGAAACCTAAATTCCAGCGTAAAAAGGAAAATTACGCTGATTTGGATAATAAAACTAAAGACCTCATAGAGTTAGAGAATCAAGAGCAGTTTCCTGAGTTCGATTAGGGTAATCTTTATATAGTCGCGCTGTGTAAATAAAAACATGGCGCGCGATGATTATGGAGCTATCTCTGTAATATCCGATGAAGAAAAGGAGATATTAGGGATTAGCGGTCCTAGAAAGCCTTCTGATGAAGAAGAGGAAAAGCTTTTCGAGACTATTGGTAAAGCTGCTGATAAAATTGGAGAAACCCAAGTAGGAAAGAAAATAGGAACTATACTCACCGTGATTTTACTAGCGCTCTTGAGTGGGGGGGCCAACATGTCTATTATTCATGATTTTATGAATGGAGATGATGAAGGTCCCATCGGGGGCTGTCTAGAATCAAACGCCACTAACTATAATCCCAAAGCTACCTTCGATGATGGTAGTTGTAATTTTGTTGTGATAGTGTATGGTTGTACTGACCCCGAAGCGGTTAACTATGACCCACAAGCTACTCATGATAATGGTAGATGTAACATTCTAAATCAAAACCCTAATGGTACTACTAACGAAACACAAACTAATGAAACAGTATATGGTTGTATGGATATAGATGCAAACAACTATAACGATAGGGCTACAGAAGATGATGGCTCTTGTGAATATGAACACGAAGAAAACCACTGTAACCATACTGATATGTATGCTTGGAATGGTTTATCTCATGGTAACGTCTCTCGACCATCAAATAATTCTTTAGATTTCTATATGGACTTTGATACTGATTGTGATGATGAGGAAGACCCCTTACCTATATTAGTTTATTACGATTTAGTACACATTATGATTGATGAAGATGAAAATGGTAATAAGTCTATGTACTATGATAATTACATCTATACTAAAGTGTTCTTTAATGTTTCAGGATGGACAGAAGATGAGCATTGGTTCGAATATGAAGAACTGTTCGAAGATGACTTAGAAGAAAACTTTAATGATATTTATGAAGGTTACTGGTTCTATTATACTTCTTATTATGCAGATTATAATGGAGATGGTGACTATTACGGAGAAGATGAGTATATCGGTTATTCCACTAATTGGGGTAACGGAGAACTAGAAGAAATGGGATGGGTCCTACATGTCTAGTAGATATAAAAAACTACTGGAAAGTATAGGAGAAGAGGAGTGATAGAATGGATAGTAGTGTTAGAAATACTAGCAGTGGTTATGGCGAGCATGGCAGTTGTCATTGCTTTCGCGGTACTTGTGAATTTTGCGCGCCAAGCATTAAGACAAGTAAAACCAAAGCCAGTAAAAGCAGTGCCAAAGGAATCAACAAAGAAGGAGAAACCACAAATGAGTAAAGAAAAAGGCGAAGGAGTCACATTTAACGACATATTTATGTTCATGATTGCAGTACCATTAGTTTTACTCTGGGTAGGGTTTGCAGGGTTCGTTATACATACCGGACTCAACAACTCAGCTGTCCTCGAAAACATAGAAGCATATACAACTTTAATAGCTATATTAGGTGGGCCAGCCCTTCTAATTATTAAAGATGCTCTAGATGTTTGGAAACAGGAACAAGCAGAGAAGACTGCATTCTATAAAACAAAAGCACAAGCTGTTATTGATTATAATGATAGTATGCAGAAACAATCCCAGATGATAGAATCTAAAGCACAAGAACAAGAACATAAAATGGAGAATAAGAAATGAACGATTTTGAAGTAAGAAGTCTATACGACCAAGTGCAAGCGATGGAAGTTAAGATTAAAGCACTAGAAGTGTTACTAGGAGAAAGCATGAGCGAGGATGAAGTAGTTGCAGAAGAAGAATTAGTCGAAGAAGAAGCTGAAGAAGAAGCTGTCGAAGAAGTTGCTGAGGAAGAAGCAGAAGAAGAGATGGCAGAAGAAGAGGCAGAAGAAGAGGCTGATGAGGATGAAGCAGCAGAAGAAGAGTAAGTTTGAACTTACAGGAGAATAACAATGCCAACAAAAGAGATGTATAAAAAATATGAAGGTAATCAAACCAAAGATAAGGTTGTAGATTCTTCAGCTGGTGGATTGTTCAAAGGAGAACATTGGTCTGAGGAGTACGCAAAGACTCTAGACTGGACACACCCAAGTCAAGATGAAATTAATGAGATGGCAGCAGCTTCTCATAAACCTACAACAAGCTACGAAAAGATGCCTGACTACATAAAAGATAAACCAGCTATAACTGAAGTATACTCTGGAACTACTTATGATATAGCTTACGAAAACAACCAAGAATATTTAGATAAAGTTGGGGCAAGTCAAGAACCCGGCAAAAGAATATACGGTGCACAGGATGATTAAATATGGTCAGTAATAAAACTATAGCAAAAGAAAATAAAAAAGAGAACATTGATAAGACTCTTACTATGAGAAAGAGTGGTTCAGGAGAAAAGGTTTTCAGTCACGTAGGTGGCCATACCCATGCTCTAGAACACCACGCTATTTCTAAAGAAGAAGCTCTAAAACAAATTAGAGATGTAACTGAAACCGAAATAGCAGACAGAAAAAGTCACGGACATCACATAGGTAAGAGACAACATTCGAAAAATAAATACAATAGCCACGGTGGATACCACGGAGAATAATGGCTTACAATAGTAAGTCTAAGAAGCGCCGTCAGGCTGAAGCTAGAAAGGAGCCCGGCGGTTCTAATGTAGGAAAATATCCTAACGTTAGTAAATTCGCCGGTCCTGCTGGAGGAGCGCCTAAAGGTAGCTACCCTATTAATACCAAGGAAAGAGCAAAGTCAGCTTTAAAGTTAGCTCACAATGCTCCTAACCCCTCTGGTATTAAAAAGGCAGTATACAAAGCATATCCTTCATTAGACCCCAAAAAGAAGAAAAAGGAGAAGTAATAATGTGCTGTTCTAAAGACTGTTCATGTGACTGCTGTAACGGGGAATAAGTAAGCTTTATATAGTGGGGTGACCTACTATGTATAGGCTCTCACAGAAGGGCCAAGGCTCCACAGGATACTTAACGCAAGTGCCAACGTGGGAGTCCCAAAAAATATGGAGATATCAACATATGAATGAAACAAGTAATAACACAGCCGATAACGGAAATGTAACCGCTCAGGATACTAATAACACTGAAGAAGGTAACTTAACCGCTATATTGGACACTGTAGAAGAATCTGGAATGTTAGATGCGTTAATGGATGAACCATTATTAATGGCAATGGCTGCATTAGTGGTAGGTATGGCAGGATATATTGCTTATACTGTACCAGCAGTTAAAGCGTTAGTTTTTAAATACATTAAGAACAACGAAGCAGAATTAATGGAGATGTTAGATAGTAATCTAACTAAAGCCCAGATGAAAGCTTTTGAAAAGCTGGATGCTACAGCACAAAAGCACGTAAAGGACTCTTTAGTTCGAAATGTATTGGTCACAGCATGGGATGAGAAAGACGATGAATTAGCTGCATTAGTTAAGTCTAAAGTCAAATCAGCTCTTGATGAAGGCAAAACACTTTGAACGAGGACGAATACGAGCAAAGATTAAGGCAGAGGGTTGGAGAAGCAGAATATGGTCGTCATAAAGAGCTTGTCCGCCTTCTGGCGCGCAATCTTGCTCTTGAAGACGTGCTTTGGGAAGAAATTTCTTTACATATTCGGGATATTAACTTACGAACAGAGCTCTTGCGCCAAAGAAATTCAATCGTTCGTGACATACATACTGAATTCCGAGCATTAAATATAGAGATACCTACAGTTGTAGAACAGCGAACGGAAGGGTTTGCGGGGTTTTTAGAGGATTTAACAGATGAAGCTACCGATAAAGGAAGAGACAAAGACACTGAAGACAGCACTGATAGGTAAAGGCGCTTACGATACACGTAACCTCGAAGAGATATTCGAAAAGTGTAGACATAGCGAAGATAAAATGCTTAAATTAGTAAAAGCATTTTGCGAAACATATTTAATTGATAATAAACAACGTCCTTTAAGATTAAGACCACTACAAGAACAAATAATAGTTAAATCTTTAACACATCGTGAAGATGGTGGTCAGCGTAAATTAGCTATTCTAGCACCAAGAGGAAGTGGTAAATCATATGCTCTTGCTGTAGCTGTTACTATCTATATGTTTTTTAAAAGATTTAGAGATTTAATATTTGTATTAGCTCCATCTGAAGACCAAGCAGCATTAATCTTTGGGTATGTATATAGAAACTTTAAAGATAATAAATTTTTAGATAGTTTGGTAGATAATTATAAATTTCATAATAAGCCCCATATACGCATGAAGGGGGGCACAATGATGCGTAGAGCTCCATTAGCGCCTAGTAACCAAGGTCAAGCTATACGAGGACAACACCCTACTATGTGTATTGTTGACGAAAGTCCTTTAATTGATGACCATTTGTTTGTAGATAACGTCGAACCAGCGATAGTTTCAAATAAGGCCCCGTTCATAAATTTAGGTACACCAAAGTCAAAAGAGAATCACATGTATAGGTATTTGTACTCAGATGCGTATGAAAATACCTTTACTAGATTACACTTTTCATGGAAAGACGCTATCGAACAAGGAGATGCTTATTCACCTCCTTATACTGAATTAGAAATGTTAGATAAGATGACTGAATGGGGAGAAGATTCTATCTACTGGAGGACAGAATACGAATGTGAGTTTGTAGAGAGTGTATCGCAGATATTCAATCCAGAAAAACTAAGGGACTGTTTTGAAGATTATGAACCGTGGACACGAGAAACTATCGAGACAGGAGATTATCCTCCTGAAATTACTATCGGCGTTGATGTTGGTAAATCTGTTAACTCTACTGTTATTACCGGATGGGCAAGGGAAAAACTTATGGGGGATGATGGTGGAGAGGATATTGCGCGATTGGTCTATATTGAAGAGATTAGCCCTAAAAGTGGTGGACATGACATTCCTTATCAACGTAAGCGTATCATTCAAGTCTGTAATACTCTTAATGCTCAGCGCCTTATTGTGGATTGTACTGGTATTGGTGGCGCGATTGAACAAGACTTAAAGATAGCTTCTATAAATAGTAGCCCTCAGATTCATTTCTTACCTTTTATTTTTACTGGTGGACCAAGAGGCTCTAAGACACAGATATATAGAGATTATGTTTCTTATATCCAACAAGGACTTGTAAAAGTGCCTAATCCAGAGACTTCCCCACCTCATATTAAAAGACTAGTGATGAAGTGGTATTCGGAGCATAGAGACCTTGAATATACTATGGATGCAGCTAATAAGACAGAAAAAATAGCAGCACCTTCTGGAAAACATGATGATTATTGTGATAGTTCAGTAATGGGTATACATGCTACCCTTTCTATGCTACCAGCAGGGGCAAGCATAGGAGGAGCATCCACTGGTGGACAAGGAGCTAGAAGAAGGTCAAGAATACCTAATAGACAGAGGAATTACGGCAATAAAGCGGTCCTAACTACTGCTGCTAGGTCGCATACTCTTAATAAAGGTATACGTTTTTAGCGCAATCTTTAAATACTACTCTCGGTTTATATATATGTGACTAGCCATGTCAATAATTGATAGAGTGCGAAGGAGATTCGCAAATGTGGGGTCTAATCCCCCTTTTAAAGAGAACGACCCAAGAGATTTTGGAGCCGGTGTCATTAAAAGATTGAAACTGAATAACAATGGTTTTAATGTCAAAGGTAAAGGAGAATACGAACCACATATCGGTGCACCACGTACTTATATGAATGTATATCTACAAGACCCAGTCGTAAGAACTTTAATCGACCTGCCTTGCTTCTATGCTGTAAAAGATAACTTTGATATCGTAACAGCAGAAGATGACATACGTGAAGATGTAGAAGAAATGTTTAGAGACATTAATATTGAACAGATTCTGTATGGTTGGGTAAGAAACGCTCGTGTTTTCGGTACGGGCTATTTGGAGTGGACCGGAGATAACTTAATTCTTCGTTCTAGCCAAAACATGTTTGTTAAAAGAAACGAACATGGACAAGTGATGTATTATTATCAAGAAGTTGGTGAAGATAAAGAAAATATAAGATTTGAAGCAGATGAGATAATAGAATTAAAAAACAATCCTTTTGATGACTATGCATATGGTTTATCAGATATACACCCTATTATGTATTTGATAGACTTAAAAGATTATGCAGAAAGAGATATAGGAGCAGCACTTAACAAATATGCGATATCAAGATTTGACATATCATGTGGTCTACCTGATATGCCCTATGGCCCTGATAAGATTAATGAGGTTGTAGACGCTTTCAATAATTTAGCTCCCGGTGAAGATATAATTCACGGTAATGATATAGCTATTAAAGAATTAGGTGGAACACAAAGAGCATTTGAGTATGGAAAATACACAGATGATTTATTGGCTAAGATACATATGGCGCTTAAAGTCCCTATGACTATGTGGAGTGACCCAGAAAAGGCACGTCCCATATTTGAGCCCTATGTTAATTATTTACAGTCTGCAATAGAAGGAGCATTAAATGCTCAGTTAATGCCTCAATTAGAAAATGGTGAAGCTAAGTTTAGATTCCGCCAAGTTAATATTGATGACGCATTTACTAAAGCTAAGACAGACATGATATATTTATCAGAAGGTGTTTTATCACCCGGCGAAGTTCGAGAAGAACGTGGTCTTGACCCTGAAGGAGTTGTAGAATTAGATATGGAAACTTCTGAAGATGTTAAGGCATCTCCACTAGAAGGAGGACCGGGAAGTAAGAACGCCAATGTATCTGGAGGAAAAGATACAGATAAAAAAGAAGAGAGTGCAAGGGCACAAAATAGGGGAAACAAACCCTCCGCTAATGCGACAGGAGATAGAAAATGACGTACGACAAATGTAAAACATCCGTTAGTGCAACACTAAAGAAACGTGGTTTTGACGACCACGACACGCTTGCAGCTGAAATGTGCAGCATGTGGGCAGAAGAAAATGGTGTAGAGCGGGAATTTGCTGGTGACGGTTCCAAACCAACCAATGCAATACAACGTACGTTCGCTATGACCTTAGAGGGTAATTCCGAACTTACAGTTAATACGCATGAGGGAATCGACAGTGTGACATTCCCAGTGATAGCTATTACATCAGGTCTCCATTCTTATATGGAAGACGAAAAAGAACAAAAGGTTTATATAGAGCCTACCATCTTAAAAAGTAGTATAGAGAAGTTCTCTGAGCTTCCTATATATATAAACCACCAACGAACGCCTGAGGATTTAATCGGCATGGCTACTGACCCTGAGGTAATTGAATTGGAAGATGGTAAAATTGGAATGCAAATGCAGGCTACTGTTGATAATAAGACAGGTCATGGCCAAGAAGTGATGAAAAAAGTCAAGGACGGGGATATGACTCACGTCAGTATTGATTGGTTTTCCAACGATATTGATGTCATGGGTGACACATACGCCACCAAGTTACGTCCCACGGAAGTTAGTTTCATTGACAATGAAAAAATGGACCCCGTCTGCAAGGAATGTAAAATAGGAGAGGAATGTGATTCGCATGCTGAAGATGATGACCACGACTGTGGTTGTGGTGGACATGAAGGAGCATGTGGATGTGAAGACGGGAAGACAGAGGTACAAACTATGACTGAAGAAGTTAAAGAAACCAATGTAAAATCCGATGCAGAGAACATTGTTGAACGCGAATTCGCTTCACTACGCTCTCAACTAGAGGAACTTAACGCTTCCAAAGCAGAAATCGAAGGACAGTATGCTGATGCTTTAAAACAAATTGAAGCATTTCAAGCTGCTGAAGAAGAGAGAGCTGCAAAAGAAGCTGAAGTTCGAAAGTTAGAGACTATTGAAACGATTATATCCAAAGAAATACTTTTCGGCACAGTCGAAGAGACATCTAAGGAAGCACGCGTAGACGAACTATCTGCTTGGGATGAACCAAGGCTGACTGGATTCAGCGACGCATTAAATGCTATGCCTGTACCAGAAGCAGACACAGAGAGACAATTCGGAAAAGGAAAATCCAATGACGGAGAAGCTCCAGCTGCTGAAGAAACAGAAAGGCAATTTAGTGTAGAGATAAACAAAGATGGGCGAGTAAAGCTCAACAAAGAATTACTAAGAGGTAATTAAATATGGCAACAGAAATAATAGTAAATGATGGTGGTGCACCAGCAAGAATTTTACCATTCACAGCTGGAAGTACTGTAACCGCAGGATACCCTGTTCAAATGGGTGCAGATGGAGAAGTCGATAAATTCGCATCTGCAAACGGCAAACCACTAGGTTTTGCATTGACAACAGTAACCTCAGGAAACATTGCTAGCATCGTGACAGGTCACGGAGTTGTATTAAATTCATACTGTTCAGGAACAATCGGACTAGGAGACGGTGTAGCTACATTAGCTGACGGTAACCTAGGACAAGCTTCCTCAGCAGCAAATGCAATAGGATACTACATAGACCCAAGCGGAGCTCACAG